ATATAGTCCTGCTGCCTTTCCACGATTGGTTTCAGCGTTTACTGCAGAGGAAAAAGATCCTTTCTTCAACGCTAGTTGTTTAATTCTATCTAGTTCAGCTATATGCCCTTCGTAAGTGACAGCGTACTTAGATAGTTTCTCTTCTCTTAGCTGTCCTATGTATCTCACTACTAATGGAGATAGTCTTGGATTCATAAGCTCTGAACCTTCTTGTCTACATCTCTTATGGCTGTAGCCAGCTAGTTTTGCTGCTTCTCCTTGTGTGACTGGTCCATCAACTCCACCAAATATTATAAATTCAGCGAATCTCTTCTGCATCTCTGTTAATCTTTTATGAACTCCCATGTTGACATTTTAAGGTAACTATTCTATAATGTCAATATGAAAGAAAGTTTTGACGATAAAGAAATAGCCGAACAAGCTACCTATGAAGATGAGCATACCTCTAGACGTACAGTTACTATTCCTCTTAAGGAGTATGATGAGCTTAAAGCTCAACAATCTTCTATTAAAGATCCTTCTTTGATTGCTATAATTGATAAGATTGAAGAATTAATAAGAGCATTAAGGAAACATATTATAAGAAAATGACAGAAGAACTAGATTTAACGTTGTTAATTGAACAACACAAGAAAGAAATTTGGGAATACAAACAAAAAGAATCTAAATGGTTGGAGGATAGAGTTTTATTGGATGGAACTAAAAAATTGGTAGATAAATTATCTGAAGAGTCACAAGCTCGTGTTAAACAATTAGATGAGTCATTAGCTAATGCATTAGAAATTAACGAAAATCATCAAAGATACAATGGTAAACTTCAAAGACGAGTAACTGAATTAGAAGAGGATAATAAGAAGTTGGCTCATCAAATAGAGGATAAAGTAAATCAAATTAGAAAGTCGGGATTGTAATGTACGTAAAACATTTAATGGAATATCTTGAAAAATTTGTTGACAATAAGAAAGGTAATGCTATCCAAAATGCTACAGTTTATATTCAAAAAAATGATACTATGCATGAAATTCAAAAAATTGAAGTGTTAGAGAACAATATTATTGGCCAACCCTCTATATTTGTCTTACTGCGAACTCTCGAGGATGGTAAAAAAATGCCGGATAAGTTTGTAAAAAATATATTATAATGCACGAGGTTGTAACCTCGATAAAGACATGGGTCCAGAGGCAAAATTATATCAAAAACTTCGTAAAAATTCTAAGGGGATTTCCTGGATTAGGATTGAAAACTATACCTCTCTTGGTACTCCTGATCTATTGGGCTATAATACTTCTGGCCACTTTTTCACTGTAGAATTAAAAGTTACAAAGGGTAAAAAATTAAGATTTTCTCCGCATCAAATTGCGTTCCATGTGAAGCATCCACACAACACATTTATCATAGCCCAGGCCCTTGGGCCTAGGGCATCAAAAACTTTTCCAATATCCATGTACCGTGGTTCACGGATCAGGGAACTGGCTAGGGATGGCTTGAAGCTTGAGGCTTGTTGCTTGGGGCTTGAAGCTTGTCGCTTGGAGCTTCTGTCAATATGACATAACGTCGCACCACTACATCTTGTGTCAATGCGACATAACGTCGCAGCTTGGAGCTTGGAGCTTGATGCTTTTGTCAATAGGACATATTGACGCGCGGCAAAATGCCGCACGTCTAGGAGAGTTCTTCATTTCCAGTCTTTACAGTCTTCACAATCTTCAGTTGAGGATACTTCGTCAATGCTTTTATCGTTTATTACTTCGACTTCTTCCACTGTTAGTTGATCGCAAAATCTACAGTAAATTATTTCTTTAATGTTTTCCATAAGTCACATTTTGTGTATTTCTATCCCAGCAGGCTCTACAATCTTTGCATTCATTGCCTTGATCAGAGGCTGGACATGTCTTGCTCTTCGTTGATACAGTACTAGTCCATGGCCATGCCTTAGAGCTCGGTCCATCGATCATGGTCCCAGATACTCTTATGCATAGATTTTTAGGAATTTTTTCTTTTTCTATTTTTTGGACCCATGGTTCACGGGTAGGGAGCCAGTGCTTAGTATCCGGTGTGCTGGCGCATACTTTAAAAATTTTGTGTAAATGATCAATGTCTCTGACGTCTCCTGAGTCATGCCACCTAAACCAAGGATGGTCCTTGACCAATACTGTCATGGCCTCGGTCCATTGTTCATGGTCCAGGCTCTGATATCTACGCTCCAGAGCGTCTTGTACATTCCGGAAGACATAACGTCCCTTTAATGCATAGCAGCCAGAGCATACAGAATTTTTAATTTTTCTGAGCTTAGACCCAGTTTTGCACCTTATGGCCGGCAGATTATACGCCGGCCCAGGCATCTTAGACGGTTTACTGAGACCGCCAGTGATTTTATGAGCTTCTTTTTTTAGCATGTCATATATTATACATTATAATTATGGCAACATTATGGCGCCCGCTTGTGGCTTGTGGCTTGGCGCTTGTAGCTTCTGTCAATAGGACATATTGACGCGCGACAATTTGTCGCACGTTTACTGGGGCCGCTGTCGCGGCCCCAGATCTTGGCTTAGTTTGTTTTTTTGACACTTCCACCTTGGACCAGAATATCATCTCCCCAGCCAGCGCCGGATAACGCTTTACCAATTTGCGAGATCATTTTGACCTCAGCGTGCTTTTCATGTTTGTCTTTGTATTTGATATATTCCTTGTTCAAGCTTACTGGCTCAAACTTAGTATAATAGCCTAACATACCATCATCATAACCATCTTTCATTGTGGTTACTTTATTAGTTGATATATGCCATCTATTATCTTTAAATATATAAATGTATTCAATATGGATATTACCAACCATAGAGTTCATATATAACCATTCAGTTCGATAGGTCTTAGCAGGATCTTCTTTTCTATCCCAGTCGCGACCGTAAAAACTACATTGATCTATAGTCTCATCTAGATAACTAGCATCTCCATGTTCGAACAGGAGTTCTGCTAACTCTCTTCTGTTATAATTGTCCACTAGCATACGGCCCACTCCGTAAGGGTAGCCGTCACTGTGAACATATATAACTTTTACTTTTTTATTGCCGTCTTTGTCTTTCGGCAGCTCTATTGCTATATTACTTCTTGTTGACATTAGTTTTCTCCATTTCTGTCATATATTATATATGAGATGAGGATGAAAGTCAAATGATATTTTGTCGCACCACTATATATTGTGTCAATGTGACATATTGTCGCAGGCGCTTGGGGCTTGGGGCTTGTGGCTTGTGGCTTTTTTTCATTATTCCTGATCCAGCTATCAGGCCGCATAGTTTTTGATAGGCATCGCGCGAGGCCATCTGGACCAGGGATCAGTAGCTTTGGATACCGGCCTCTCGGTTGATTACGATCTAGCCACGCCGGTGGGCTTATTAAGCTTTTTCCCACTATTATTCTTCCATACTGATCCCAGATCCAACACCGATAGTCAGGCTCCATGGCCCTGACAGTAAGCATTGGATCAGGGATCAGTTGTAGATCGCATACGATTTAAGAAGCCGCATCACTACACCTGATCCCAGATCCTATATGCATTTTACTTTATCGATCGACACATAGGATCAGGGATCAGTGCCAAGAGTAAACCATTGGTGGTATTTTACTATTACACCATACTGGACTTGGCTCTGACCCTTTTGAACTAGTGAACTAATTCACCAGATTCAAAATTCTCTACGAAACTGTTTTGCCTTTGGTCTTGAGATTCACGCAATTCTCTCTCGTCCCTTGCGTCCTCAATTCCTTGCTTTCGTCTTACGACTTCAGCCTCGTATTCTTTATGTTTTATTTTTTTGTTTAACATAATCATATAATATCATATTGGTCGTGGAAATCAAATCACATAATGTTACCAAATATTACAAGAAACCTGTCAAGAAAAAAAGTGTCGCTGCGTCAATATGTCGCAGCCCTGTGTCAATTTGTCCATTGACTTTTTAGTTCATATCATATATAATGTATGACAGAAATGGAGAAAACAAATATGGCAAAAGCAAATGAGCTAAAACTATATCAGCGTGAACACTTCCAAAAGAAGATTGAAACGAAGTTAGAACCTGAAATAGAACGGGAAGAACTGAAGATTAAGACTACTGTAAATAAAATACTTGATAAGGGTATTAAGTCTTTTTCAAAGTCAATAGGAGCAGATAAGGTCATAGCAAGACTGGAAAAAGCTGAAGATGAGAAAAGGGAAGCATCAAGATTGGCGTATTCTTTTTTCAATAATAAGGCATCAAGTATTGTGTCTTATAGCAAAGCTAGAGAGTACAAATTTGCTAGAGAGGAGAAGAATAGTATCTCGGTCAAGGATTGTATTAGTCAGCTTGAAAAATGGGCAGAAAAACAAGCAGAACAATATGCTGAAACAACTGAACAAGGTAAGCGTTTATCCTATCTTAAAGCGTTGCAGACTAAAGCTAAAGATATGGTTGCTGAAGCGTCTGTATCTGATGATTTGAAATCATCATTGGATAACTTGTTCGCCTTTGTTGGAGTGACTTGGGAACAGAAACTTCCAGCATTACCTAAACCGAAGAAGTAAGATGTCGTTAAAGGTAAAAGATGTAATTAGGGAATTGAAAAAATTCCCTAATGACTTCAAAGTATCACTTGAAACTTATGAAGTAGACAATAATAATGGTGGTGGATACAAGAAAACTAATTGCATTGGAGTTGAGGAAGATGAAGATGCAGAAAACTTTGTAGTGATTAGGTAGCTTGAAGCTTGAAGCTTGAGGATTGGAGGAAAATGCCAATTTATTAACATAAAAAAACCCTGCGACATTTTGTCGCAGGGCTATTATGTCTTATTGACTAAATTGCTTCTTCTGGCAATTTTATTTCTGGGTGGTTTTTGTAATAACTCCCATTTTCAACAGATTTGTTATGATGATGTGCTACATTTTCTAACACAGTATCAACATCACTAGCTAAAAAATAACTTTGATTATCTCTATCACTTAACTTCTCTAAACAAAGTTTA